ATATTTTTTAAAATATTATACCCGAATGTAGAAAAAAATTGATAATATCTCTCTTAATATTAAGGTTGTGTATATGCTATTAATAATCTTGTTATTATTGTTTCAAATGAGTTATGTGCGTACTTTTGCTAATATCCAGCATAAAATTCAGCATAAAATGCATTACTCAAATATAATCAAAGATACAATATTAAATGATCCTAAAATGCCTATGATATATACTAATAAATACCTTAAAAAGTATATTATCAATGGAATCGCAGAAGATGCTCGCGGTACTGAAGGTGCCGAAGGCGGAACAAGCATATCTAAAAATATTGCGCGTGGCGTGGCGAAAAGCAATTATAACAGACAGTTTATATCAGCAGAACACATATATCCGCAATGTTTATTGGATGGTAAGCAATCCAATGATATGCATAATATCATTAAGACGCTTAATACACTAAATGCAAATAGATCCAATTATAAATTTCACGAAGATTATGATATAAAGAGCAAGCATTGGGTTGAATTAGAATGTAATAATTATGTAAATCACAAGGATAAGGTTTTTGTGCCGAATAATGATTCGCGAGGATTTATATCAAGAGCCATTCTATATATGTACAAGGAATACAATTGTAATCCGAAAAAAATAATAGATATCGAGATATTAAAGAAGTGGTATTATAACTTTTCGCCGACAATTGACGAGCGATATCACAATGATATTATTAAACGATTGCAAAATAAAAATAATATATTCATATCAAATTACAATAAAAAGAACAAGGGAATTAAAAAAATCCTTGATTCCCTATGACAAAAGCCTCATTTTATTGATGCATTTAATTGATTTATTGATTGGATTAGGATATAATAAAAAATGATATAGATAGATATTATCTTATTTTTATAATGAATCTTTTAAATGAAGAGCAAATATATGCAGTAACCAGTGTTATGGAAGGGCACAATATTTTATTAACGGGATCCGCGGGAACTGGGAAATCTTATACTATTAAATATATCATAGAGTATTTGAATAATGCAAATAAGAACTTTGCTATTACGGCATCTACGGGGACTGCCGCAGTTATGATTGGTGGCCAGACATTACATTCGTTTTTAGGACTCGGTTTGGGAACAGGGAGTATCAAGGATATACTCGGCAATATTCTTAAAAACAAGAAAAAGCACGAGAATATATTGAAGCTCGATGTGCTTATTATTGACGAGATATCTATGATTGATAAGGATTTATTTGAAAAAATATCTGAAGTCTTGAGTATCATTAAATCCACTGAAGCGTGCTTTGGTAATATTCAGTTAATTTTAGTAGGCGACTTTTGTCAATTGGCGCCCGTTAAAGGCAGATATTGTTTCTTGTCGGATATATGGAATAAAATAAATATAAAGATAGTTTTGCTCGAAAAGTTAATAAGACAGGACGAAGACCAGCTATTTCAAAAGATTTTGAAAATTGTCAGAAAAGGTAAATGTACCGATAATATCATAACGGTTTTAGATAGATTACGAGATACCGAGTTTGAGAATGGTATTATTCCTACGAAATTGTATCCTGTAAATGTTAATGTTGATAAAATCAATAATATTGAGATAGAGAAGCTTAAAGCGCAAGGGAATATATCTAAGACATATGCTGCTATCGCCAGCTGTGATAAGGAAAAGGAGGGCGAAAAGTTTTCTATTGAACTTACATTAAACGCCCAAGTTATTATTATTAGAAATATAAGCATCGAGGAATCTCTTGTAAATGGAACGAGGGGTGTTGTTAAACATCTCGGTCCCGATTATGTAGTTATTAATGATATCAATGGTAATATTCATACCATTAAATATTTCACGGACACATTTAATAACAAGGTTTCGGCAAAAAGCTCTTATATCATACATATGCCTATTAGAATATGCTATGCGCTATCTATCCATAAATCTCAAGGTATGACAATAGATGCCCTCGAATTAGATTTGGGATCCAATATATTTACTTGTGGCCAATCATATACTGCATTATCACGAGCAAAAAAACTGAGCTCTATAAAAATCATAGATGTTGATAAGAACTCCTTTAGAACTAATATAGATGTTAAAAACTTTTATAAGAGTTGTAATACTCTCAATAAATAATCTTAATAATTATTAGATATATAAAAATGAAAGAGGCTTTTGTTTCACAAGAGGAAAATGATGATATTGTAAAGGAGGTATTTATAATATTTGGTTATTCTGTAGCGAGTATAATTATAGTTGTAGCATTAGCGTGGGGATATTATAATAATTTGAATCTATTTATAGCAGTCTATTCGCTTATAATCATTTTATATAATGTTATGATAATATCTATCGTTGTAATGAATAAAAATATTTATGATTCATCCAGCTATACTATAATATTTGGAACTACCATATTCTCTATATTTTTAACTTTCTTCGTAGGAGTATTCTTCATATATAAATATTTTATGCTTCCAACAAAGGCTACTGGTTCATCTGTCGCATCTGTCGCACAAGATGTAAATTATTCATATAAATATTAAAAATATCATACATATCATACATATCCTGCATATCATACATATCATACATATCCTGCATATCATACATATCATACATATCCTGCATATGATATTATATATAATATAATAAATAGCAATACGGTTTTGATATAGGCATCGAGGGGTAATATATTTTCTTGTAAATATTCTGGTATCCTATCGTATATGTTATTAATTATTCCACTAAAATATATCAGAAATACTATAATAACTATTATGAGATTCTTCTTAATCAACTCAATATCCATATATAGCATATAATCATTTTTATTCATTTGAGCATATGGCGAATAAGCAGTCTGTTGCTGTTGTGAGAGATAAGGCGGCTGTTGAGAATGCGATGGAGGATAAGGAGGCTGCGAATGCTGTGAATGCTGTGAAGGATGCGGATGCTGCGAATGCTGCGAAGGATGCGAATGCGGATGTTGGGGATAAGGAGGCTGCGAATGCTGCGAATGCTGTGAATGCGGTGGAGGATACGAGGGATTGGATTGATTGCCGTTGGACATATCTTGTATTATAAGAGGTGGCGTATTTAAGCTCATATCTTTATTATTTTTAGATATTAATAATTCGTCTCTGAATTCATTTAAAACATCTTGTACCACGGGATCATTTATATCATTATGTTCATTATTAGTACTCATTGATATACTAAGTTTAATAACCTAATATTATATTATATTTAGATATTGAATATAATTACGCGATAATTTTATATTTTGTATAGTATAATGTTGTTAAATCCAAGCTATTTATTAGAATTATTGAATACTAATAATATAAAAATAAACAAATGCATTCATATAGGTGCTCATAAATGCGAAGAATTGCCTATATATATTACAATGGGCTTCGCGAAGGATGATATAATATGGATAGAGGGAAATGATGATATGGTTGCGGTTGCTAAGAATAATAATATAGCCGTCCATAACTATATAATAACTGATAAAGATTATAGCGAGGTTATATTATACAAGGCGAATGATACAGCTTCATCAAGTATTTTAGATATGAAAAGGCATGTTGAAGTTTATCCTGATATATCATATGCTAATAGTATAAAATCCAAAAGTATAACCATAGATACTTTTTTTGATATTAAAGGTATTAGGTCTGACGAATATAACTTTTTGAATATAGCTATTCAAGGAGCCGAGCTAATTGCATTACGGGGCGCTACAAATTATTTGAAATATGCAAAAGCCATATATATAAAAATACACGAAATAGAATTGTATAAAAATTGCCCGGGTGTAAAAGATATAGATGATTTTTTGAGAGACTATAATTTTATAAGAGTTATAACAATAATGACAGAAAAGGGTTGGGGCGATGCGCTATATATTATTTCTTCTTAGCACCGACGCATTTTCCAGTTTCTTGATTTCTTACTTGGCCGTCCTTGCACACATTGACACATCTCTTTGTTACAGGATTTATTTCTTTACCATCCGGACATTCCTTCTCTTTAGCCGCCTTAAGCCCCTTCTTAGGTTCAGCCTTAGGTTCCGCTTTAGGTTCCTTCTTAGGTTCAACCTTAGGTTTTTTGGCTGAAGCTACGCATTTACCTGTTTCAGGGTTTCTTACTTGGCCGTCCTTACACACATTAACACATCTCTTTGTTACCGGATTTATTTCTTTGCCTTCAGGACATTCTTTTTCATCCGGTTTTGCTACGACAGGCTTGGTAGGCTTAACAGGCTTAACAGGCTTAGCTGGCTTAGCTGGCTTAGCTGGCTTGACAGGTATCATATGGTCTTTTTTGTTATTTATAGGGGCGATGGGTTTAGCCTGTGGATGCTGTGGATCCTGTGGAGCATATGGTATGTCAAAATCTTCGCGATTGTTTGATAGTCTTATATTTTCGTATGTGTAAATATCAGGGATATTGACGGCAGCCTCTTCATCTTCGTATTTACATTCTAAGTATTTGCGAATTGCCCCCTTAGTCTTTTCTTTCACAATGTCTTTCATTAATTCCTTTTTATCAGATAGGTAGTTTTCATAGCTGATACGATAAGCCTTCCTTTTGTTATCATAGAGCTGTTCATATATGCTCTTCTTCTCTCTTTTTAATTCTTCGCGTTTATCAAAAATATCTAAGTATAGTTTAATATCCTTTTTCAAATTATTTATTTCGCTCGCGTTATTAGTATTATTATTGGCGATATTTAATATTTTTTTTTCAATATTTCTTAATATATCCATTTAATAATATTGAGGATAAAAATAATTAAGGCAATATAATATCTTCAAACATTCCCCTGTAAAATGTTTGGAGGCTTTCTTCAGGTTTCATTTGTTCTTCATAGGTACTTCTCGGTATATATTTGACTATTATTTTTTCCTTACCACAAGTAAGTTTTTTATCATAATAGCCTTGAACTATTAGTATAGCTCCTATAAAAAGTAAAAATATAGCAATCGCTTTCATTCTTAATAATATAATATAGATTATTTTTCAACATTTCTTTCAGTCCAAACATCAGTCTTTTCAATCTCCTCTTTAACCTCATCCAATCTGACGATACTTCCATATTCGTTTTCATTGCTCGCCTCTACATTATCGCCAGCTACGCCGGCAGCTCCAGCAGCGCCAGCAGCGCCAGCGGACTCTACAGGAGCTGCATTTGAAGCAAGCGTTTGCTTCCTGTTTTCAAAGACAATATCGCGACTGTCCATATTCTTCTTATACTCTTTCATCAGAGTGTTGAGCTGCGTCTCGGAGTATTCTTGATTATCAAGAGACTCCGGGTTAGGAGACCAAGGGCACCAGCAGCCTACTTGTGCGATATAGATATTAAACTTGTTATCTATCTTCTTCAAAAACTCACTGCGGACTTTTGCCTCTTCAATAGTATCAAAGGTACCGCGAACTTTGATGCCGCGCATAGAAGTAATAAAGTTATTATCTTTATGATAAGCAGCTTCGAGCGTGTCGTTATTAACCGATTTATAAAACGCGAGCTGTTCGTTCATTTCCTTAGGCTCAAAGATATATGAGTGATTGTCGGCAATCGTGTCAACCATATCCTTTTGCTCGGGATTCTTTTCCTTGATGCCTTCAAGAAGCTTCTTCATATCTTCGGAAAACTTCTCAATAAACTTGGTAAAAATGTACGCTTCTTTATTGACAATAACATCTTCAGGGCTCAAAAAAGACAATAGCACAAAGTTTTGGCCACGGATAGGCTTATCCTCATCCAAATAATCTACCTCTTTTGTTGATACCATCGCGCTGTTTTCTACTGCCGTCATTTTATACTACTGTTTCTATCTTATATTATAAATATATATTTATAATCTTATATATATTTTCATAATTACAAATAAAATGTTTCATAATAATAAATGTCAATAAAAAAATACGATGATTTCAACATACTATTATACAAAGTTCTAAAAATAATTATTCAGGCTCTAATAATAGCGTTTGTAGCATTGCTAATACAGGACAATAAGTTTAATGTTGCTAAACTATTTACTCTTACGATACTAATAGCTCTGACAATATACATATTAGAACTATTATCAAACCGATTTACTATAGCCACTCAAACCGCGAGCAATATAGGATTGCAAAAATCCAACGCCTTTATGTTATTATGATAGGCTCCCTTGGGGCAACCTCCCTGACTTCTTCCCTAAAATTATTTCCCTATAATTATTTTTATTATTTATGCAAATGCAATTGAATACAATTCATATCATAATAAATATCATTAGGAACATAAAACAATATCTCACCAAATGCTCTCAACAATATAACAGATAAGATCATAGACTGTAAAACTATAAAGCTATCCTCGTATGATATAATATATCTCGTCAAATAGTTCATAGTTATTACTAATATTACTGAGATTATTAGATAGCACTCAATCATTTTTTACACATATGAAAAATATCAAATAAATATAAAATGTCTCAATGATCTTTCGGTAGGCTATTCAAACGACTTCTGTAATATCTAAAAAGAGAAAGCTAAAGCAACCAGATTTCTATAAAATTTGAAAATGAAAAAAATAATAATATTCCAGCTTCTCAAGGACTGCTATGATAATATCTCTATATTTATTATAATAATCACTAGACTATCGTAGGACTATCGTGGTATGCTGGTCTGCTGGTCTGCTGGTCTGCTGGAATATTTGCGATATTTTAAATGTTTCTTAGCAGTTGTGGTATGCGGATTATAACGATGGTATGATTTCATAGTTTAAATCGACACATATCTTTTTCCATATCTGATCCTGAACATAGAGCTTTTCTCTGCTTTTCAATAATGGAAAATATTTGAGGTATTCGTTGAGCCCGAGTATCTGAAAGAACTTATAGAGAACATAGCTATATGACAAAAAATTCTTTCTATCTTTCGGACAATGTTTCAAGAAAGGCGCTTGGATGCTTCTAAACATATTACATAGCTTATCCTCCAATTCGGGACTGAATTGCGGCGTAGGTATTCCGTTGATTCTATTTATAATATAATTGATATGCTCGTAATACTTGTTTATTCTCAATCTTTTAAGAATATCCCTCATTTTTAAATAGGTTATTTTTTTCAAGTCAGTTATCTTCTCTTTCTTAATTTCCGTCAAAATCTTTTCAAATATTTCGTCGGGTATATCCGTACTCTCCTTGCCCTGAACCTGATTGCACCACTCCCTAAAATGATTAATCCTCTTATAACAAAAATGCGATGTATCCTTCGTATTCTGTTTTAATATCGGTCTATTTTGCTCTACCAAGAGAAGCTCCTGATATCCGCAAATACTACATACAATTATAGCATCGTGCTGGAGACAAGTCATGCTATTTTTGCAAACCTTGCATATCTCTATGTTTTCGTCCTCAACTGTTCTGACATATCTATTGTTTATTATAGCCATATATTTATCAACCAAGGTACTCTTGTCATATATCTTGCTACTATCATTATCATTAATTTCCCCCTTAGTTTTATTGGCCTCTGTTTTATCGCTATCCGCGCCTTTATTATCTGTTATTACCTTCTTATTATCTATGTTATTAAGAGCCTCTAATACATTGATCGTATTAGTATTTATGCTCATATTTCGCTTTTTTTTGGATTCCTTCTTGTATATCTTCGGTTTATTGCAGGACTCCTTAATAAAGTTGATATTCTGATTAATATCTGATTGCTTATTAACGGTATCGTAATATTGAAATAGTATATCGCTCGTATTCTTGTAATACTCTATTTCATCTAAATTATTGAGTTCATTCAATTTACTTTTAATATCTATTATCTGTTCGTTCAACTCTATATTACTAAACCAAAGCCGGCTATTAAGTTCTTTATCGGCCGTATTATTTATACTTTTTAATATCTCCATTTTCTTTTCTTCGCAATAACTAAGTTTTTCAAGATAGTATATCTTTTCCTTATCGCTCTTCTCAAAATCCTTAATCATGTTATTATGCATTGCGTCCAAAGTAACAGTTTCATTTATATCTGTTGTTATTTTTTTTTTAGATGACTTCTCTTTAAACATCATTATATTTGAATTATAAATATTAAGGTTTATATAATAAAAATTATTTTTGTGTCATATAATCTATATTTTTTTCTCCTCTAATAGTATAAAGAATATAGCGTAAATGGGTGGTGGTCTTCTTCAATTAGTAGCTTATGGTGCTCAGGATGTTTATTTAACTGGTAATCCGCAAATTACCTTTTTCAAAGTAGTTTATCGTCGTCATACTAACTTTGCTATTGAAGCTATCCAGCAAACTTTCAACGGTAATGCCGGCTACGGTAATACTGTAACCTGCCAAATATCGCGCAATGGTGATTTAATAAATCGTATGTATTTACAAGTTGATGTCCCTAAAAAGAAAAGTCTCACTACCGCAACTACCAGCACATACCAAAATTATCTCGGGTTACGCTTAATAAAATCCGTTGTTATTGAAATTGGTGGCCAACAAATAGATAAGCACTATTCTGATTGGCTTTACATCTGGAACGAATTATCTCTTCCTATGGGCAAACGCTATGCCTATGATACTATGGTTGGTGCCGACAAAGATATATTAAATGGCGTTCCTGGTACCGCCGACACAACCCTATATATCCCCTTCGAGTTCTGGTTTTGCCGCAATGTAGGTCTCGCGCTTCCTTTAATCGCTCTTCAATATCACGAAGTCAAAGTAAAAATAGATTTTGAAACTAAGGCCAACTGCATAGCTAAGGGCACGGGTACCTTGACCGCTGCCGGTTCATTAGACGATTTTGAAGCTATTAAAAATATCTCTTTATGGGCTGATTACATCTTCTTAGATACCGATGAACGCCGAAGATTCGCTCAATTATCCCATGAATATTTAATAGAGCAGCTACAATTCACTGGTACCGAACCCCTCGTTAGCGGTACCAACCGAATCAAGCTAAATTTCAATCACCCTTGCAAAGAACTCGTGTGGGTCGCAAAAACAACCCCTACCACCAATATAACCAGATGGTATGATTACACCAATAAGGATGGCGCCGACGGTATGACATCATACAGTGTAGCAGATGGCGGTGATGCAATTGCGGGAGGACAGCTTACATCCAATTTCCTTGTTATATCCGATATCAAGCCTTCGCAAAATGTCAATCCTTTCGCGAATGCCATCCTTCAATTAAACGGCAATGATCGTTTTGCGGTTAGAGAAGGCGACTATTTCAATTATGTTCAGCCCTTCCAGCATCACACCAATGTTCCCGTACACAATTCTATCAATGTGTATTCATTCGCCCTAAAACCCGAAGATCACCAACCGAGCGGCACTCTCAATATGTCTCGTATTGACACTGCAACTTTGATGGTTAATGCTAATCCTTCTGTTTCGGGCGTGGTGTATCAAGGCATCAATATATACGCGGTCAATTACAACGTCCTTCGTATATTATCTGGTATGGGCGGCCTTGCTTATTCCAATTAAAAATATAATAAATATATTAAATATAATAAATATATCAGCTATTATAAAAAATATAAAAGAGTCGTGTTATATAATTTCCTTTTTTTTTTCTCCTCTAATAGTATAAAGAATATAGCGTAAATGGGTGGTGGTCTTCTTCAATTAGTAGCTTATGGTGCACAGGATGTTTATTTAACCGGTAATCCGCAAATTACCTTTTTCAAAGTAGTTTATCGTCGTCATACTAACTTTGCTATTGAAGCTATCCAACAAACTTTTAACGGAACTCCCAATTTTGGTAATCGCGTAACCTGCCAAATATCTCGTAACGGCGATTTAATACATCGCATGTATTTATCTGTTGTTAATTATTATTCGGGTGAAGAAGTATGCCCTTATTTCGGCCTCCGTTTAATAAACTATGTAGAAATTGAAATAGGTGGTCAAAAGATAGACAAGCATTATTCTCACTGGATGTATGTATGGAATGAACTCTCGCTTCCCGCATCAAAGAAAGAAGCCTATAAAAAGATGGTAGGCGCTAATGATAAGCTTGCGACATTAGGAACTGATGCTGATACCGGAGCGAACCTCTATATTCCCTTAGAGTTCTGGTTCTGCCGCAATGTTGGCTTAGCCCTTCCTTTAATCGCTCTACAATATCACGAAGTTAAAATAAACATCTTATTTGAAACTAAAGAGAATTGCAAAGGTTCTACCGCTGAGATTCTCTCCCTTCCCTCGGTTTCATTATGGGTTGATTACATCTTCTTAGATACCGATGAACGCAGAAGATTTGCTCAATTATCCCACGAATATTTAATAGAGCAGCTACAATTCACTGGTACCGAAAGTGTATCATCTGCTTCCTCTATTAAACCGAAATTATCTTTCAATCACCCTTGCAAAGAGTTAGTATGGTTCTGTTCTTCCGATCACACCGCAACCGCTACTGCAAAGGATGTAATGAATAATAACTGGATCAATTATTCAACCACTGCTAATACTAAATATGATAATTCAGCTACTTCGGAATTATATGTTCCTACCAGCGCAATTACTTCAACCAATCCCATAAAATCCGCCAAACTCGTATTAAACGGCAATGATCGCTTTTCTGCAAGAGCGGGTTCTTATTTCAATTTAATACAGCCTTATCAGCATCACGAAAATATTCCCTCCAACCCCGGTATCAATGTTTATTCGTTCGCCCTAAAACCCGAGGAGCACCAACCAAGCGGCACTCTCAATATGTCTCGTATTGATACCGCCGTTCTCAATTTAGATATTAACCAACTTGGTAGCTACGCTAATGCTAACATTTCAAAGAATCTTCATGTCTATGCCGTGAATTATAATGTTCTCCGTATATTATCTGGTATGGGCGGCCTTGCTTATTCCAATTAAATTATATTATATGTTTATTTATATATGTTGTTAAATTGCTATAATGTTTCTTTTTTTTTTCTCCTCTAATAGTATAAAGAATATAGCGTAAATGGGTGGTGGTCTTCTTCAATTAGTAGCTTATGGTGCACAGGATGTTTATTTAACCGGTAATCCTCAAATTACCTTTTTCAAAGTAGTTTATCGTCGTCATACTAACTTTGCTATTGAAGCTATCCAACAAACCGCTTCGGGAAGTAATTCGCTCGGCTCTCGCGCCACCTATCAAATTACTCGCAACGGTGATTTAATACACAGAGTGTATTTCTACGGAAAATTAAAAAATACTCACGGTACCAAAAATATAGCGTTAGTTCCCAATGTTGGCCAAAAGTTATTGAAAACCGTAGAATTAGAAATTGGCGGACAACGCATAGATAAACATTATTCGGAATGGCTTTACATCTGGAATGAACTTTCGCTACCTTACGGCAAGCGCGAAGGCTACTATAAAATGATTGGCGCCAACAAGGAGAACTGCTGTACTCTATTATCTCCGGGATTATCGTACGAATTATATGTCCCCTTAGAGTTCTGGTTCTGCCGCAATGTAGGCTTAGCTCTCCCTCTAATCGCCCTTCAATATCACGAAGTCAAAATTAACATAGAATACGAATCTGTCACCAATCTTTGCGATGTAAGCTCCAAAAATTATTGCGCCGAAAATGATAAACTCGGAGGCGAAACAAACAATAACTATTCTAATACTGATCTGACCCTCGATGAGCCTACTTTATGGGTTGATTA